AATTGTGCCAACACGAACAAATGTATTTGTAGTATCTGTTTGTTTTAATGAATAATCAATAAAAAATGAAGTGGAGTCTGATGCCGCATATTTTAGAAATGTGCCTTCTGTGGTGTCATTGGCGTTTAATTCTTTCTTAAACAAATCAGAACGTAAGCCAGTTGCTGCCGCATGTGATTCTAAATGTATATTAGCATACAATTGACTAAAACTCTTTTCAGTAAGAACTTCTGTGTTTGTTCTTGCTCTACCGAATATTTCTACATTAAATCCACCGTTAGTTTCCATATCAGTAAGAAGTGCAGGGACATCAGAAATATTTTTGATTACCAAGTCTTCATCTATTTCTAGTCCTTGTTCTGCTGTGTATGAGTTTAGATACGTCTGAATAACTGCGTGAGCATTTGCAAACGGGTCAAATACAATTTCATTACTTGAATCTGCAGTACCGACATATAACTGATTTGTGTCAGTAGTGTAGCCTAATTCACCAGCATCTAAAGTATCTGCTGTTATCTCATTGCGTAAACCACGTCTTAATAAAATTTTTACATTTGTTGCCATTTTAAACTCCCATTATTACATGTATTTATCAAAATACTCTTGGACCTTACCAGCCCACATTATGGCGTAACGTTGATATTCGTCCTCTTCAACAACAAATTCTTGATAGTTTCCCATATTGTCTGCTTCTTCATCCCAACCAATCATCATTATAACAATTGTTTTGATATCAGTGCCATAAATTTTATTATGGGCTTCGGCATATGCGGCACCTTGTAAGAAGTAATCATCAATCCATTCTCGTCTTTTTGGTTTACGAGTTGTCTTAAAATCAATGATTGCAGGTTTACCTTTCCATACGCCAACACAATCAGTTGTGCCTGCGTACAATTCGGGATAATATAACGGAACTTCTGTTCCCCATACTTCGTCTAAATTTGATAAACCTTGCTCAATGACAATCTCTGCTAACTCTCTTGCCATCTGATGAATAAGATTTGAACCATTCGGTCTATCTTCTTCTAGGATATGTTTTTCTAAATGTAAGTGAACTTGTGTTCCGATGCCAACAGCAAGTCGCATAATTCTGTCTGCTTCTTCATTTCCGACACGTTTGCGCCATTCATATATAGCAGTCTTATCTTTTAATGCGTCAAGTAAGGTGGTAACACTCGGCAAAGGCTGTCCGTCGGGCGTTTGATAATGCCGACTGCCTTTAATGTTTACTCGTTCTAGGGGATTATAGGTAAATTTTTCTTTAAGCATAGCATTAGTATACTATACTTCGACACGGAAATCAAGTGAATTATAGATTTTCTTTGACTTCTGCTATTAATTTTGCTTTAGTATGTCTACGGTCTAATTGAATACCGAGATTTTCTTCAGCCCATTCATCAATTTGCTTTTTAGTCATTGATTCGAAATCTACTTCTGGTAATTCTGTAGTCTGTTCGACTGTTTGGACTGTCTCGCCTGTTGCTATTGTTACAATCTCACTTGTTGCGATTGCATCATCTAACTCTTTTTCATTGTTTTTAGCAACTCGATTCATAAATTCACGATGTCTTTTAGCATCTTGAACTTCTTTTCTAATTTCTCTCTTTTCTGAAGAAAGTTTTGCTAATGGATCTTCGCCTTTTTTCATACTATCCACAAGTTTTTTCATTTCTTCTTTAGAGATAACGTTTTGTTCGCCTTTAACTATTAATGCCATTATTTTTTCACCTTCTTTTTTGCTGTTTTAACTGCTAATTTATGGACTGAATCTTTTTCAGCCTTGTCACTTTTATTATATTTGTTTTTTAATTCTATTGTGTCTACTGTGACTTTTGATATGTATTTACTATTTGATAATAAATCAACTATAGACTCTGCATCTACTGTATAGCCCATTCTTCCTAACTCACGAACCATCATGTCCATAGACACAGAAGGAATTTCATTTGCTTTTAAGGAAATAAGATAAGCATTGATGTCACCCATTAACTGTGCATCATAATTTGCCTTCTCTTGTAAGAGTAGACTGATTTTCATGTTAGGCTCTTTCTTCTCTGCCTAACGGATTATCCTCTTCACCTGATGCTGATTCATCACCGCCAATATCTGCTGTGAGGTCATCTTCTAGGTCTGCACCCATATCGCCGCCAAGTTCAACATCACTCATATCATCAGCAACCTTTTCGCCTGATAATACCAGTGTTGCGTCTGCTACTGCATCTTTGGCAGAACGTGCTTGTCCTAATAGACCATTAATCGCATCATCAACTGAATCCTTAAACGTTGCCGCTTGGTCTGGACCATGTGAGTATGCCATTTCATCTGCTAGTGGACCAATTTGGTCGTTTTGAATTTTGCCTAGTTTCTCAATTACGTCTTGTAATTCATCAACAATACCTCTGGCAGCCATCGTGATTTCTGCTTCTGCGGCATCGACTTCAAGTAGAGAGTTTAACTCTTCCATCAAAGATTTTTCTAATTTAGTTTTTTTCATTTTATTTCCTTAATTATAATATATTACATTCCGTAGTATTCTGTATTTTTATCCCATTCAGAATGTATGTCTTCTAGTTTTTGCTTAATTCCCATTAAGCCGCCAACGCCTGCTTTGTCGCCATTATTAAAAAATTTGGCACTGTTTTCGCCTCTATATTGTATTGCATTGTCCAGTTCATCTATGGCACCTTCAATACGACCTATAACAACAGCCAATTGAGAGTCATTTTTCCATCGATAATGTTCAGGACCTTTTTCTGCATCTGCTGTTCGTTTATACATTTCATCATCTTCTTTTAAAGACTTACCGTGTGCTTTTAACAATGCTGTAATTGTCTCAATCATTAACATATTTTCAATATACTTTTTACTCATATAATGATGATTTTTCAACTCTTGTTGCTCAACTTCAAGTGAGTTTTTTGCTTCTTGGAGCGTATCTATATCACCTTCGACTTCATAGCCAAAGTTTTTCTTCATATATTCATTCATTCGTGAAGATACGTGAACTTCATTCGAATTAAAGAAACTTGATGTATTTAAATTCATATTAATTATCCCAATTGATGCGTATTACATGTATTTATCTTTTTTGTGTTAATACACGAATTTATTTAGCACACATTCGTATATTATTAAGATAATTAAAGAATTATTTCTTCGTAAAGTTTTGCTATTCTTCGTTTGGCTTTGCCAGCCTCACTTTTTGCTTGGGAAAATTTTGCTTGGGCAATATCCATTCTGCCCTCGTTCATTGCTTTTTTGGCAACTTGATATGAATGCTTATGTTGAAGTGCTCCAGTATAATGACGTTCAAATTTTTCATTTATTGTAATTATATCAGTAATTTCTGAAGAATTAATTGGTTTACCTTCATTAAGATGATTAGCAATACAACAAACTGTCTCATATAATTGAATATCTTGAAATAATATAGAATCACTACGACTATCAAGTATATTGTATCTATCTTCGTCATTTTTTTCTACTGAAAACGCTCCAACTTTGACGCCTTTTTCAGTTTTAGTAGATTCTGTGATTGTTTTCTTGACTTTATATGCTACGCTGGTTGTTGCCTCATTAAAACCTTTCATAATTTTTGACATTGCGTCAATATCCGAACGTTTTACGCCTGGCGTAACGTCTATGTGTGATTTATCACTCTGTGGGGAAGATGTTTCTTCTAATTTAACTTTTTCGCCATTCATGACCTTCATTAGATTAGTCATTAAATTGACATCTGCTTTGCTTGGTACTGACATTTTAGAACTCCTACTAGTTGTTAAACAGTTTTATACCCTCGTAGTGTAGGAACTAACACACCTTTATGTGTTAATTTCTCTGCCAGGACTGTTTCTCTACCTGACAACTGCGATTCGTTTACATAATCTCCCTCGGAGAAGTATTTGTTAATCAAATCTTCTTCTTCCTCTGTAATCATTACATATAACCCACCTAATATTTCTTTTAATCTCATTGTTGCTCTTGCTGTGCTTTTTGTTGTGCTTTTCTTAATCTATTAAGTAAATTTCTAAACTGTATTCTAGTATCTTGGCTGCCGGCAAGAGCATCTAAGTTAGCGGCTTGATATGCCATTGCTTGTCGCTGAATTGGCGTCAATGGTTTGCCTTGTTCTGCTTTGTCCATTGCGTCTGCCGCCTGAGCCGCTGTTGCGCCGCCTAAATTATCTCTACCGAGTCTTTGCATTGCTTGAATTCTTGCTGTTTTTATTTTGCCTAATGTGGATGCATCTACTGAACCTGTTGTTCCTGTTGGTTCTTCTTCTGGTTCATCTACATATGCATCTTCACCTTCTTCATCTGGGCCTTGTGACCCTGTGCTGTAGGCTTCAGATAGTTCTTTCCACTCTTCATGTGATAAGTAAATGTCTGTGTCTGGGTCATAATAACTTCCCTCTTTCGGGTCATAGTACACCACTTTGCCTGATTTTGTCATAATTGGACCTTCTAGTCCATCACGTTCTTGATATTTTTCTGTATCAATTCGTGACAACGTATGTTTACGAGTATGTGCTTTTGCTATGTCTGATGAATCTGAATAAAAATGAAAATCATTAATATCGGCATTTTTTGCTGTTGCTAATGTGTCTGCCATAGAACTTTCATCAATGTTAAAACCTTTATGTGTCCAGCCTGTCTTATCAGTAATAAAATCACTTATGTATTCGTCTACTTCTTCATCATCTAAGTCTGTTGGTATAGGAACAATCATATCTCTTCTTAAATCTCCGACTTTTAAAGCCTGTTTGATATCATCCATGTCATCTGCGTCCCATTGTATATCAGTAACTTTGACTGTATCCTTATATTTCATCTTACGAACTGAACTTAAGTCACTTCCGTAGTAGGCAGATTCATCAATGTCATCAATAGGACTTTTCCAATTAGGGTCTCTTGCTGGCCATCCCATGATACGTTCAATCTCATCTTTGTCTTGGGTTTTTAGTGCTGTCATTACATTAATATAATCAGAAAATGTCAATGTTTTCAGTCGTTTTTTAACAATCTCGACTGAAATATCCATAAGTGTAGCAATATCTTGAATTCTATCTTCATAGCCCTCTACAAACATTGTTTTTTCTATTTTATTCTTTAATGACACTGTATATTCTCCATTATCTTCTATTTAGAGTTTTTAATCTCTTACTCGCTGGATTCATTCTTTTTGTCATCTTTGCTTTACGTTTCATTCTTGCACCCATTTTTGCTTTTGTTCTTGCTAATGTGAAACGTTTCTTCATATTAACAGGTTTAAAACATGCCGCTGGTGTTGATACTGTCTTACCTTTTAGTCTTCCTGATCCACATCTATATTTACGAACAATTGACCTTCCTTTTCTAGCATATACTAATTTTGCTTCGTATATCTCTTCGGAAATCTCTTCAAATAGCATTTTAGTTCTCTTATATAAGTTTAAACATCTGTGCAAATAAGGCAATCAACATAGTAGAAAACAAAGTTGATGCTGTCCATATCACCAATTTTCTTATTTCCATAAAACCTTCTTTTGTTTCTTTTGCGTTCTTTTCTATCATTCCTTCTAGATTAGTCAATGCTCTATTAAAATGATGGTATCTCTCATAGCATACTGCTACGTGAGTTTCCAAACTCTCCGCTTCTAGGTGTGCTAATTTTGGTTCTTTATCAGCCATGATAGAATCTCCCCGAATATAATTAATTTCTAATTGTATTTATCTTCTTTAGTATTTTATTTATCTTCAAGCAAAACTAAAAAAGAGGACAATTTGTCCTCTCTTAATTAATTAATTTATTGTTTATTATCTGTCAAATGGTCTACCTAGTTGACCTCTTTTTGTACTATAAGTTGTTCGTCCCCAATTTTTACCTAACTCTCTTGCACCCTTATTAATACCAATATATGCACCGATTGCCGCGCCTGCTTTCACTATTGGCTTATTCCACATCTTTTTCTTATCATCTTTTTTGTCGTCAACCATATAATTGCCACGTTTTTGTAATTTTAGAAGTGCTGGAAATATTTCGGCGAGTCTTGCCTTTCTACGGAACCATTGAACTAGTCGTGTTACTACCAATGCTCTCTGATTTTGACTTAAATTGTCCCAATCTCCAACTAGTCTACGAACTGATTTTAACATACCGTCTTGGACATTAAGATTTCTCTGATAACGTAACAAATATCTTTGTTCAAATGATGTATCACTTCTATTGTTAGAATAATGAAGTAAAAATCTTAAAATATCGGCTTTCTGTAACACTAGTCTTTCTTTTGCTATCTCATCTTTTTCATCATCGCCAATATCATTGTCTTTACCCATTAATCTATTAAGAGCCATGTACATATCAGTTCCATTTGTTCTGAAATAGTCAAAATTTCTAAAAATCATAGTGCGTTTTGCTACATCAGATGCCAACGGGGCAAAGTCATAGTCTTTATTAAATATATTCAATACAAGAAAGTGAACAAAAACTAAATCAGCCGCATCATTTATATTAACGTCATTCGCCATCTTTTTAGTTCTGAATAATCTACTTTCAGATAAAGTATTTACAAGTTCTAGTTTTTCTCTTTCGTACTGTTCCATCTATTTTCTTCCCATTTATAATAGTATTTATCTTGTACTTCCATTTCGACATCTCTTACTGTTAGGATGTCGTTTACATCTAAATGAACCGTGGCTCATATGCTTCTTAGTTACTTTTGCTTTGCGAGTACTTGGGTCTCTTTTAATAGTTACAAATGGTACTTCTCTTTTACCCATTTTTAATCTCCTGGTCTGCCTAAATGTAAAATTGTATCGTTATCGTAATAAACTGCAAACGATGTCGCCTCTGATTTAATTGTGTTGGCTCGTGGCCTTCTAAATGTTGCTGATGAAGGACCTCTGAACTTGATACGTCTGTTCTTGACTGGTAACAATCGTGTTACATAATCGTACAATTCTATAGGAATACCTTTAAACATGCTACGGTCTGACATCGGACTAATATACTTTCGTAATAGTTGCTGGTCTTCTAATGAATAGTCTGCATAAATTTCCATATTATCTCTCCTTTCTCATATTCGCCGCTGTAAATCCTGCTCTGTTTACAAGTTTCACGTCTTTATCTATTACGTAGCCTTCTCCACCTCTTTCACCATTTGTACTGGCTTCGATATCTGCTGGTTGAGAATCTAACGTTTTAATAATCTTATTCTTTGTAGTCATAACCCCTTTGATGAAACCGAATATTGCTTCAAATCCATCACTATTTTCTTGAACCCATTGAACTACTCGTTCTTTTTTAGGTCCACTTAGTTTTGATGAGTTTACCCACTCACTAAAATTCATTCCTAGTTTATCTAAATTGCCTGCTTTCACACTATTATTAATATAAGTGTAAAGAATATTTCTAAAGTCTGCCATTTTTAATTCGGCTGGGACTGCCAATAATTTATCAATTGAATTAGCATTAGATTTTAAATAACTTTCTAATCTGTCTACTTCTGGTAAGTCAACGCCTGGAGATTTAGTAACATATACTGGAGGCATAATCCATGTTTTGCCTGCTCTAAGTTGTCCCATATCTACGTTGCTTTTATTTCCGTCTAATCCAATTACTACATGAACTACAATACCGACATCAAAATTAATTATCTTTTGACCAATGTCACTTTTAGCATCCACTGAATATGTTGTTGTGTTTGGCTTGAATATAAGTCTGCCGTCTTTTTCTTGTGGAGTTGAGAACCATAACAAGTCACCATGTAAGTATCCTCTGAAATCTTCAGGTATAACACTTTCTACTGTGTTCCATATACCTTTCATCTTTGATGCGAAATCTCGTCTGCTATCATCAATTTCACCTTTGGCTCTATTTAGAAACATTTTCTCTAAGTCATCGCCGTTTGTAACTCTGCCATCATATCCTTTTGCAGTAAATCCACTTTTATCTGTAAGAACGAATTCACCCTTTTCATTGCGACCAAAGATAACGGCTGGTGAGCCATCCCATTTGATACTGATTGATTTTGGAGAAGTTTCTACTTGATGTAGTTTTGCGATTGCTTTTTGACCACCAACTGAACCATCAAAAATAATCAAGTCTTCTAAATGTTGAATTCTTGCACCCTCTTCTTTAAGGGCTTTATCCAGAAGTTTCTTCATCTTCTGATGGAAGCCTACTTGCTTATTTCGAGGTTTTCTTGGTCCTCTAAATCTTCTTTGACGACCTTTGCCTAATATTATTTCTCTGACTTTCATATTATTCCTTGCCGTATGGTGATTCGCCTGTCAATCTCGGACGAGCAAACCATAACTTGAACCATTCTTGTGTTCCTGGTTCTATTTTATGTTTCTTTTGATACTTAGATTTTTCAGTTCCAATATAGGAAATATTCTCCTGCTGAGTTTCCTCAGGTTGATAGGGCTTATAAATTCCTGATAGAACTTTTAATTCTTTAAGTTGTTGGTCAAGAGTCATTTTTTCGCTTCGCATGAGTTATTCCACGTTTGAATTTTCTCATGTCGCCCGTGCGAATGCTGTTAACAAGCCGCTTGGTTAAATCCACAGCAACAGATTCATCAAATTCACGATTTATGAACTCAATTAAATTTATTGCACCAGTAATTATATGTTCGCCTTTTTGTTCGACAAATCTTTCTGGCTCATTTTTAGAAATCGCCATCGAATTTAATTCTTCAAACAGACTTCTACGTGGTTTCTTAGTCATAAGATAATTCTCCTTATCAGTATTTATCAATTATCACTGAATGGACTAGATTTTTTTGACTTTACCATAGCACGTAAATTTTTTGCTGATTCTGTTTTTTCTGGAGGAATTGCAGACGGATTGTCTGTAACTATTGTTTTTCTCTTTAATATATCTGTGACTGTAGTTGCGTCTTGGTTGCCAATTGCTAAATCATCATCATCTAAATCTGAATCACTAATTCTTAGACTATCTCTATCAAATACGAGATTTATTTTAGAACCAACACCACTTGAACTTCGTGTTTTCAATAATTGGAGTTGATATTGACCTCGTTCTCTCATTGCGTTACTTGTAAAGATACCAATAACATTATCAGCAGTTTGAATTTTAGAAATACCACCTGCAATATGAGAGTGGTCAAACTCAATTTCTTCTACTGCTGAACGATTTAATTGAGATGCTGTTACTAATACTGTTTGTGTTTCCATAGAAAAGTTACGCATTTCTTCTGTAACATATTTGTCTTTGATAAACAGGTCGCCTGGAGCAACCTTTTTTGTTATTGGAATCATAAGGTCTAGATAGTCAATACATACACAATCAACTATTTGTCCTGTTACTATTTGAAGTTCTTTTAGATATGCCCGAACATCATTAATCGTTGAACCAGATGACATATATTTAATTCTAAGCATTCCAGATTTCTTACCAACTGTTCTAACTTGTAATTCAACATCATCAAGTTCTTTAAAAATGCGTCTGGTACTACGGTCAGTTACCATTGCGTCAATTCGCATTGCTGATAATTCTTCTGATAATTCTAAAGTAATATAGACAACATTCAATCCCATCTGCGCCCAGTTCAAACACAAATTCTGTATGAATAACGACTTACCTGAACCCGAGCCTCCAGCGAAGATAGTTACTTCACCTCGATTAATACCACCATAAAGTTTATCGTCTAAATCTTTCCATCCCGTAGTGATTTGTCCATTATTGTCTTTCAAGTGCTGAAGTCTTTTTCTTGGGTCATCAAAATAATCTGTACCCAATGACCTAGTTAATCCAATTTGAACTGCATCTTTGATTGTTGTTTCTACTTCACCGTATCTGCCTTCTTCAAGTAAATCTGCACTATTAACGATTGCTCGTTCAATTGCTTTGTGTCTGCAAAATGTTTCAAATTCGTCTATAAACCATTCACTATGTTGTTCTATGTCCTTGAGTAACTCTACTACCTGTCCAGTTTCTGCTTTTATCTGCTCAACTGTTGGCATAGTTTGATATTCATTACTATACGAAATAAGAAATTTCACAACATCACGGATTTCTCTGTCAAAATGACGGTCATCAACAATTCCCATGATTCTAGTGAATAACTGAGGTTCGGTCAGCATGAACTGAACGAATAATTTCTGCATATCTGTGGAGTAGTTTTTGACTTCTGACATTTATTTACCTAAGTTGATTACTATATTATACAAAATTATCAGCCATTTGTCAAGATTAATTAATATGTTTCAACTATTTTATCTGCAATTCCATGTTTGACTGCTTCTTCTGGTGTTAACCAATGGTCTGTTTTTGGTGCTAACATATGTTTACGAATGTAGTTTTCTTTCTTTCCTGTACATTTAATATAGTGTTCAAGAAGTTTTAGATTTGTCCATTCTATATGAGATTGGGCATCTAGTATATCGTGATACTGACCACGTGTTGTACCACTGAATTCATGTGACATAACTGCTGTATTTTGTGTTAGATAACGATGTCCTTTCTTACCAGCCATCATAAGCATTACACCACATGATGCAATTGAGCCCATTCCGTATGTATGAACGGGAATTCGTGACTGCTTTACAACATCAATTAAATGCATACAACTATCTACAAATCCACCAGGACTATTAATATATAAATGAATAATTTTAGGAGCCTCTTTTTCTGGCATTAAATTGTACTCCATAATCATTTTAACTAGAGGCATACAATTTTCCTGATTAAATTCTTTATCCATATGTAAAACACCGTTATCCCTTAGAAACTCTCCTGGAGGTTTTGGCGGCAACGGAGGCATTGGCATCGGTGGCGGTGGTGGCGCTTCTGGTGTTTCTTTAGGTTTTGGTATTATATTATATCTAACATCATTAGTTTTTTCCATTACTTCTCCTACGCTTTTTAGTGCGGTCGTTTGGCAAACCCGCTACCTTGAGTCTTACATTATTCGTGTTTTCACACTTATTTTCGTTTTATTACTTATACGACCATCAATAATAGATTTCAATGTATATAATTTTCCATATTCTTTTACTGAATCTGTCGCATCTTTTACATGTTCTTCCCAGATTGGAAATGAAACACTCCAACCATTTTCTTGTGCCTGATAGATTAATTTTTTACCTGCGGCATCTCTATCTGGACACACAATTACTTCCCCTTTAAACTGATTAATATAATCAATTTGTTTCTGTGATGCTTCATTACTCATTATTGCTACACAATCTAATATAGCCGCATCGATTGTTCCCTCCACTATAATTAAAAATTCTTTATCTTCTTTAATCTTATCAGAATTATATAAAAAATTCTTCGGTTGCTTCGTCATATATTTTGACTCTGACTTACCTGTAATATCTCTCCCCGTATAACCGACAATTCTATCGCCTTGTGTAAATGGAAATATTATACGATTCTTAAATCCAAATGAACTGCTCCAATATGTATCTACGAAGTCATATATACCTCTGTCTAATAGGTATTTAGCAGCCATAATTGCACCTTCAGGTGGATTATCTTTATTTATTATATTATCTAACGATTCTGAGTTTTCTGGCAACTTTATACTGATAAATGAAGGTATTCTTGTTGTTTGAGTTTTTGATGTAAACACCCATGGGCCCTCTGATAATTCTTTTTCTCTTATACTTTCAATCTGTAATCTCTTTATCTCACTTTCAGGAACACCCACTAATCTCATAAATTTAACAAAATTCTTGTTTATTACATGCCCTTTTCTATGAGATGCAGTAATACCACAATTAAAACAATGATATGATATTAAATCGCCCTCGGTCTTTAATCCACCTCTCATTCTCGTGTCAGCACGAGATTCTCCTTGGTCGATACAGCACGGACAATTAAAACTCAGCCAGCCGCCTGAACTTTGTCTTGTCTTACCGGGGATAAATTGATAAACCGTTTGTTGAAGTTCCATGTTGTTATGATACAACATTAGAGTCAAAAAGTCAAGTAATTATGTTATTAGTTTCTCATCAAGATTTTATCTACTGTACCAGTTGATGTGTTTAACCATGAAACTCTCATCCAATTGACGTTTGCTTGTATGACGTATCCTTGAACACCAGTTTCATTATTAATAGTAATATCTGGGTCATACATAAGTCTTGGAGTTAAATCGAACCAATCACTATCTGATGTACTAGGCTGTACACTCAAATCACCTTCTATTTTTATAACTCCTGTAAATCCGTTGTAATATAACGCAAATGTGTGTAATGATTTTGATTTAATAGTGTTACCAGCACCATCAAATACTGTTGAGATTAACTTAGTGCCATCATCAAAGAATGTTGCTGTTTCTTGTGAGTCTTCAAACTCAGGATAAACATCATCTAACACTTCAAGCACACCATGAGCATTATCGTTCACGTCAGTATAGATTATTTGCTCTACACCATCTTTAACCGTATACATTGCGAACTGATAAAATCCTTCTGGAAGTAATACAGTGTCTGACGTTGGGATTTCTAACATTGCCATCCCTTTCGTTGCGTTCGTCACTGTCAAATATCGAAATAAAACATTTTCTCTCGATTCTCTGTCATACATTTTCCATATAACAGTTTTGTCTGTAAGGTCGATAGATTTTCTATCTGTGTCCCTAAATTTAAATCTAAGAGTGTTATCGATACCCTTATGTAGTTTGTGTGTGTTATCATACATTGGCATATTCCCCAGGTATTGAGTCATAGTTGTATTGTTGTCTGCGTCCAAAACAACAACTTCTATTTCTCGGTTATATTGGTATAAGTTAAAGTTAATCATAGTAGTATTTATCTTCCAGACGATGAATTTTTAAGATGATAAATATGTTTTATGATAGATGAAGATAAGATACAATGGCTACAAGATAATTATCCATTCTTTTCCTGTGTTAAATATGGGAACAAAAAAGAACATACTGAATATTTTGGAATCATAATTAACAGTGATACTACCATAACCTCTATGTATGACTTTGAGCAGATTAAAACTGCCGAAGCCCGTAAACATTTCATAGAACTTGGTGAACAATGGTGGTGGGAGTCGAATAGATTAATTCCTATAAATCTATTTTTGAGAACACAAATAGAACCGTTCAATAACTGTATTCTGAATATGAATTCTAAAGATACTGAAATTCTATGGGGACCCGAAACGAGTTTAACGAATATTATTCAAAAAAGAATTAAACGGCGTTCTGTTCAACTTGTTCGCAAAATAGATTAAGTTGAACCACAATACTTACCGCATATGCAATCGCATGTGCTTTTTTAAAATAATAAGAACCATCTGATGGTTTCTTCCAAACTTCGTTTTTAATCTTTTCTTTGCTCTCGTGTAAGAGATGTCTTTTTGCTGGTCTAATGATTGCCAAGACTTCTGCGAGTTCTACAATACTCTTCGGTTTCAACACTTTTAAAACATTAATATGAGCATGGACATGTGCTAGATTTTTGATAATATCTTCATGTTGAAATAAATCCCATATCGGTTCTTGAGAAAGTAAATGGTCAAGATGTTCTTCATCTCGCACACCTTCATATAAACTATTATTGAGAAAGTCTAACTTGAAATATCCTCTATCTTCTGCTTCTTTATAATCAATTGATGATAGACCAGTTAATTGGTCAAAGGGAATGGGTTGAAGATACACACCGCTATTATGTTTATCATAAGTGTTATCTTTTTTCTTAATGATTGCTGGAATGTGGTCAAAATGAGTCAGTAATGACTCTCTGTCAATCACATCAATATCAATATCAGTTTTTATCTTATTCATTTCCATACCAAAGTAAACATTGCCGCATCATTTTCATCTTCAAAATATATTTTATTTGCTTTTCCTATAATATATAACTTATTACAATTGTCATCGCACCAATCTACTAATTCTCCCAAACGACCAGCACCTTTTACTAACGGAGTTACTTCATAATCTACATTGTCAGAAGAAATAGAAGTCCATTCTAAATATTCTTCATTATCAAAGTCTGAAGGGAATCGTCTTTTAGGTTTCTTCGGATTAACAATAGAACGAAGTTTCGAAAGTCTTTCTTTGACTCTTTCGGGATTTCGTCTTATTAATTCTGACATTGTATTATGCTACACTCTCCGGGTCAGGTCCATCTAATAGAGCCTCTGCGGCTTTATATTGACTATATAAATCCTGAAGAACTGTATATTTCTTTAACAACTTCTTATTCGGCACTACAATCGCAAGGCGTTTTTCTATTGTTGCCAATCTATTTTTAATTTCGTCAATTTCAGGAGAATCTTCATCATAATCTGAAACCAATCCTCTCTTCCAGTCACCTAGAGTAATGTCAGATATCTCTTCTTTCGCTAAATCGTCCCAAAGAGCAATATCATAAGAATATTTCCATTTTTTTTCATCTTCATCATTCATCTTTTTTCTCTTTATGTGTAATTTTTTTAATCTGCCAAGATCCATCTTGATTCTCTACCCAGACTATTTCATCATCTGGTTTCAATCCCAATCTATCTAACATTCTTTGTGGCAATTCGATATACAATTCGCCTGTATCTGGATCTTTCGATACTTCTAAATTACCAGTTTTGTATGTTTCTCTTTTAGTTGACATTATATTCCTGCCTTCTTTAATATCATTTTTACAAATTGAACATCTTCTACTCTAGCATTAAACTTTCTTGTCCAAAACGCTGGTTCTAAATATTCATTAATTATATTTAATTCATGGTCAGTAAAACTATCAATTAATTCTGCGCCATTATCAGAATTAAAAATAACCCAAGGACTAATGCGTCCGGATTTAATGTAATGTATGGCCAACGGCTTACTGACTTCTTTAAAAAACTTGTTAAATGGTCTTTCATATTCTTCTCCCCATTTTTGCATAAGTAATATACTTCTTTCTACGGCTCTATCGGCTGATTCTTTTCTATTTAATTCTTGTATATAAGTTTCATATACAGAATCTGAACACCATCTATCTAATTTTACACTATTTCGTATAACAAAGTCAATGAAATCTTCGGGATTAATCGCATTTATATTGATTATATGCTTTCCAAACTTAGTAAACCCCAAATAAAACTTACTTTTGACAAAATCTTCATAGGATTTATTGCCTACTGCTTGTGTTAATTCGTAAAATCTGCCATAAGCATAAAATGCCAGTCTTGAATATTTTTCATCTTTATTCATCCAGCGGCGTTTAGGTTCACAGACATGAACCATAATCGTCCTTTCAGACTTAAACTGTGCTCCGCAATATTGACATTCAAACATTTACTTTTTCTTCTTCCTCTTTGCTTTCTTTTTGTCGAAAATTTCACTAATCTCGTTGTCGGGCATTCCCATATCAGATGCTATTTGTTTCAAATCCGAAACATTGTTCAACATTAGAAACAATTCTATCTCACGACCATTCAAAGTAGGATATGTTTCTGACACAAATTGTGAAATCTTATCTGTTTTTATTTTCGCATTTGGTGGCTTAATCCATTCGTGGTACTGTTTCTTACCTGTGCCTGTCAAACACATTAACTTCCAAACTAATTCATCATACTTATAGATATCTCCATAATGTTTATTCACAAACTCATTCGTATTGAGCAATAGTTCTTCTTTATCTTTTCCTTTAGTAGAACTCGCATATCGAATGAACAACCAACTTCCCCATGCTTTCTTTTTATCTTCATCGAGGTTAGCATACCAATTGAAATCTCTTCTATCAATCGCACTCAATACATCATTCAATGGTATCTTAGCCGCCATGTTTATAATACCTTCCGCCAAATAGTAATAAAAAATTCTGAGCATCTTGTTCATTTTCGAAATAAAATGACTCTGCGTTTTCATCTTGGACTACTGTCCACTCTGACAATGGAAGATTATCTGAACACCACAGATAAGCCTCATCGGCTTTCTTGTAAGCATGAACGACTACTCTGTGACCGCTTTTACTATCAGAAAAAATCATAACTGCTCATCTGGTCTGGAATTCGATTTAAGTCTTTTACAAAATATGCACATTTCGGACTATCTCCATATTCAATAGGTATCGCAAGAATGTGTCCGTATTTCAATTTAGGGAAGAACCATTTCACATCTGCAAATACATTATTAATTTTTATTGGTTGCCAATCCATTGTAAACCCTTTTAATGGATTTGTCAATAGTGTGTCAAACTTTCGTTCATTAATACTTGTTAATGGAATAAATTCTAGTAGTCCAAGTTCCGCTTCGCCAATCATAATATTCCAGTCAATCGGCATCTCAATGTTATATGGACCGATACTCAAACTCATACTTGGCGCACTAAATGTTTCTATAAAAATCAAAGGAATAAAAAAGAAATCTGGTTCTTCTTTATCTGTCACATCCATTACACAATATCGAATATCATCTATTTCATCGGGTAGACTATTCATTTCGAAACATTTATTATCTGATGTTAGTATTTTCATAATTATCCTTTAATATTCTATTTTTTCTATTGTAAATGGATATGAAGCCTCTTTGTAGTATTTTTTTCGTTGTGTTAAATGTCTTTTTGAAAATTTACATCGACTGGTCACATCCCATATCTGTACAAAGTCTTTGTCTTTAGCAATACGAACTCCACGACCAATCGATTGAATAACTCTGACAAACGATTTACCTGGCTCTAATAATACTAAATTAAATATACGAGGGATGTTAATTCCAACAGAAGCCACTCCATAAGTAGCAATAGTAACTGTATTTGTTCCTTCGTTTATATCATTATATGCGTCCTTTCTATCTGTGACTGCCATTGAACCTTGTACAAACTCGGCATTTGGTATAAGTTCTTGGAGGGCTTCTCCGTTTTTAATTCTGTTTGTGAGAACAAGAGTGTTCCCAGTTACAGAAATATTTTTAATTCTATTCGCAATAAAATCTAATCTTCTTTTATCTTCAAGCAAAAATGTCATTTCATTTTGATAATTAGTATAACTCGCAGTCTCCTGTGTTTGAATAATGTTAACATGGCAATTTGCTAATACTCCTTTGTCCTGTAATTCTTTTGCTGATAATCTGTTTATAACATCACCAATTGAACTTCGCAAACTAGCAGATTCCCAATCACTCTTTGGAATTGTTCCTGTTAGTCCCCACCGAATAGGTACATTAGCAAATACACTTGTTAATAATGATTTCAATACATCTGCTTTTGCCTGATGTGTTTCATCAACGATAACACAACACACACCTTCTATAAATTCTTGGATGTTTGCTTCACCACGTTTAGTTTTCTTTAATAATGAATTCAAACTTTGCCAAGTACAAACAGTATGTGTCTTGCCTATATCTTTTTTGTCTCCAAAATATACACCAACATCTAATCCACAATTAGTATAATCTTCTTCTGTTTGGCGCACTAAATCCTTGTTTGGAACGATGATTATTGACCTGCCATACTTCTCTACTATTTTACTCATTGTCGCCGTCATAATCGTCTTACCTGCGCCAGTGGCTATCTCTTGGAGACATTGTGGTGCTGATATGAACTGATTGATTACTTCTACTTGATAATCTCTTAATGTGATAAGTTCACCTGCCTTTTCGTGTCCTTTGGGCCAAGTAACTCCTTTCCAAAAGTTTTTAGTAACAGTCGGAAAAGTCATTTCTTCATTCTTCCGCCTATCATCAATTGCTACTTCATATCCTTGTTCAATGATTACAGGCAATACATCATCTAATAGATTTAGAAATGTTCTGCCACCGACATCACAAAAGCGAACTGTACCATCCCATCTACCGAGTTTATATGCAGGCATATGATATGCGTGAGGTAAGAAATACTTCAATTTGTCACTACATTTTCTACGAGTAGATGGGTCAAGGCCTTCTAACTTTATGTTTACTTCGTCCTTGATTATAATTGTACATTTATTCATTATATCGTTTTTCTCATCATTTTGTATAGTATAACATATTTTATCAGAGAATTCAAGTGGATTCTGTATAAAAAAACGCCAGTAACATTTCTATTACTGGCGCCGAGGGTTAAACTTTTTACTTATGCCGCACGTTTCATACAAGTAGATTCCGTTAGAACTTTCCAACGATTTTTATCCATATTTCTGAGGTCAGCAATCTTTTGAGCCATTCTCAAAGAAATTTCTCGAAGTTTATCTTGTTTATCATACATAAAGTCGATAATTTCTTGTTCTTGTATCTTAGTAAGACCCTTAGTATCAAACAATCCGCCCTCTCTGGCAATTTGTTTAATTCTCAACAACTTATCACGAGTTGTATCAAGAGTCAGGTCAAGATAGTGACACCTTGAAAGAATAGCCTCTAAGTGGTCTTTGATTTTAGTTTGTCTCATATTATCAAACTTTAAGTTAGTAATAAAGATAACTGAACCATTAAACTCATATTGAGATGGAACTCCTTCTCTTCGTAAAAGATTAGAATCTGTGTTCCAACAAATCTTTCTTTTCGTACAAGAATCTAGAGCCGCTTTCAATATATTAAGGGCATCTTCATTAAATAGAATTGTATCACAATCATCTAAAACAACAATATTTTTAGAATCCCTAAAGTTGTAAAGAGTAGTATACAAACCAAGTGCCGACATGGCACCTTTAACAAATGTGTGTCGCATTGGACGATTTGCCATCATATCAAACAAACTATCTTTTTCAAGAACTTGTTCAACACCATATGTTTTACCAACTCCTGGAGGTCCTGTTACTACCATACCTCTAACAATGCCGTCAAGAGTAGCATTAGTCATTTCGTCTAGAATTTCAAAACGTTCTTTAATTCTATCCATTCCTTGTTCGTCAGTTTCAACCTTTTCTTTCCCGGCTGAACCTTCAACTTCGGTAACTTGGTCT